TATGTGGTTAAAGAAATGTTAAAAATAATTCTGATTAAATTAAAATGCTGGCTTTTGCGGAAAAAGATTAATCGTTTGATTAATAAGCAAAGAAAAATTTATAGAAGAAAAATTAAAATATGAAAAATAATAATGCTTTTGTTGAAGCGGGGTTAGAAAAACAATTAAACGACTTTATGAATAACGGCATAAAACTTAATACAGGCGGGCATGATTGGAAATTTCCGGTTGGGTTTTGTACTGTTTTAGAATGTAAAAAATGTGGTGCGTTTATGTCTGTTGGAAGTAAAATAAAAATAAAGGAATGTTATGCAGACAATACATGATAAAGTTTTAATTATACCGGATAGAGTACCGGATAAAATCGGTTCTATTATAATGCCGGAATCTAAAAAAAGAGAACGTACTAATTTCGGTACTGTGCTCAAAGTGGGGCATTTAAATAAAAACGTGAAAGAAGGAGACAGGGTAATTTATTCCAAATTTCACGGAACAGAGTTTGAAATAAATAAGGTCAGACACTTAGTTCTTGAGGCTGATGAAGTTGAAGGAATAATTGACTTATAAAAATGAAAATATTAGATTTTTATATCTAACGTAAGGGCTAAATAATGGAATTACCCATACGCTTTTTGTATATAAAAGAACAGGATTTAGTAAGTATTCAGATTTCTCCTTTAGTTCTTGTCCAGGTGCCTTTTGAAATACTTGAACAGGGATTTAATGAGATGAAATCTAAACGTGATTCTAAAATTATATCTTTGGATAAATCGTAATATGTACTGGTATCTCAAAAAACCAGAAGATCGTCCTCTTGCTTTCCTTAAACGCCTGCACGAACAAATTCAGGCAGGGAATATCCCCCATGATAAAAATGGCAATCCCACCAAACCCGAACATAAAGAAATATTCCGTAAGGTTATGGAATGGGAAGATGCCCAGGGGCAAAATTATTATCAACCAAATGATAAAATATACAAGTGGTTTCTTATGCCGCAATGGATTAGAGGTATAAGAGGTGGCAACCAATCGGGTAAGACTGCGGGATGTACGGTAGATATAATAGCACAAGTTGAAGGCTGGCATCCCCTGCAACGTGAAAATATGGAACGTATTATTGATGAAACATGGGACGAACGGGTCAGAGTATTTCTTAAAAAATTATGGGATCGTAAAATATTTATTAAATCTCCGCCAATCAAGGCAAGATGCAATACCGTTGATTTTTCTAATTTTGTAGATAAGGTAGTTGGGTTGGAATATGAAAAATGGTCTACACGTAAATGGGTTAAAGAGTACGGTTATCAGAACGATAAAAAACGCAGAATTACATGGGAAAAAGATTCTCCGGCTAAAGGCGGATTTGTAGAGTTTATGACTTATGAACAACCTGTGCTTTCGCATGGCGGCGCTGCCAGAGATGTTATTCACCACGACGAAGAATGTTCCTCTGCATTGTGGGCGCAATCAAAGATGCGTGTTTCAACAACAAATGGACGGCTTACTTTGGGAATGACAGCAGAACAAGGTGTAACCTGGACAGAAAAAGAAATCTGGACCCCCGGACTAAAAGGAACTAATGACGTGTTTGCGGTTGAGATATCTACCTATGATAATCCTATAAATACACAGGAAATGATAGATCGCATCAAACATACATGCAGGGATGAAGCAGAAATTGATATTAGAATTTATGGTAAGTCTACGCCTCGTGGCGGTATGGTTTATGATATGGCAAAAGAAGAATACCCGTGGGTTATAGAACCTTTTAAAATACCTGAGAACAAAGGTATGCTTTTAAGAGTCATCGATCCTCATGGCAAACTCCCACATGCCGTATTGTGGATTTGGGTAGATTATGAAGGTGTCCGTTACCCATTGTTTACTGATCCGAGAACAGAAAAGAAGATACCATATCTTTATGAGGTTTGTGAACTGTTTGAACCTTGTAATATTCCTGTGTTGGCAGACCTTATCAGAGAAAAGGAACTTTATGAAATAGGCAGAGAAGCAGACTTTACTTTGTGTGATCCTGAAGCATGGAATACTGATCAGAATAATCCTAAAAACGTAGCACAACAGATGCAGGAAGCAGGACTAATGGTAGCCAAAGCATCTAAGGATCGTAAGTCAGGTGTATTAAAAGTTAAGGAAATGCTTAGCTTACAGATAGGAAAAGAACTGCCTGAAGATAGGGAAAAGGCGTTTGTAATTAACCGCCAGCATCCGCAGATAATGACCTTTAATAATTTAGAAGTTATCTTAGAGGAACGCAGACGATGGAGATACCCGAAAAGACGGCAGAAGTTTTATGATGATATGAAAGAGATACAGATGCCGATAGATAAAGACGATCACATGATGTCAAACGAATACAGGGCTGCTTTATTTGTAGTAGATGGAGACTTTGAAATCATAGAATCCGAACCGGAAGATAGTCTTACTTTAGGTAATTATAAGTTTGATGTAAGTTTTAAAAAACAGCGTGAAAAACAAATAATTGAAGATGCTTATTTATAATATTTGACAATTGATAAATTAATTTATACTTTATTACAAATTTAGGAGGTAAAATGCAAGAAACCGCAGGGACAGAGCCTGTAAAAACAGAAGAAGTAAAACCTGTAACAGGGGTTAAAAAAATCGAGATTTCAAGTCTTTCTTTAAATCAGCGCATACTTCTTAAAGGCGGGCTTAAAGATGCTTTGATGAATCACGTTGCTTTTAATCTTTTAGGCGATCAGCATAAAGTGATATTTTACTCTACGTGTGATATGTTTACCAAAGCAGAAAAAGGTAAAAATGCCATTGACATGCTTGATCTTGCCGGATTAGAATATGAGAAATCCGTAAAAGGATTTAATGGTAAACCGGAAAGAGTTAAATTTGTAAAATTCAGTTTTGATTTTGTAATACCTGGGACAACTCAGAAACTGTCCGTAGAAAAAGAATGGCGGGCAGAGGATTTTGTTGCATGACAGCACTTTTTATTCATTTATCAACTGTTTTAGGGCTTCTTGCTGCTTTCTGGATTGGATATAAAGCAGGTCGCAAAGATGAAAGAATAATCGAACAAAGAATACCTGACCTGGATATTATAGAAGACCGTGCGTTGGAAGAAGATAAAGACATCAGGGAAGATATTAAATTTGCAAGAACAATAGCATCAGGATATGAGTTAAATGACTATGAAGGATGAAGATGCAATTAAGATACTGCGGATAGTTAAAGAGAAAATGGAACAAGGAATAACCGGAAAAATTATTTTTAACTTTAACGAAGGAAAATTAGGACAGGTGAACTTTGAGTACACCGTCAAAATAAAATAACTGGCTTAACATAACAATTAAATTTTAGCCGGAGCTGACTTTATCTCTCCAAAGATAAAGTTGGCTTCGGTTTTTTTATTATGACAGAAAAAGATAAAAAACCAGAAGTAAAATTAGTTGAAAAGTACCTTGAGTTTGGACTCAGGGGACGACAGGATTCTAAAGTTATAGAAACCTATAATCGTGGAATCAGGTATTGGAAGGGCGATCATCCGAGACGTAATTTATCTCCTGCTCAAGGGAATAAAGTCTATAATAAGTTTGCCGAAATTGTAGAAACCCGTCTCTCACAATTAACGGATGCAAAGCCTAAATGGCTATTCAGACCGCAGGAAACAATGGATATTCCCACTGCTCATGCTTTAAACCAGATTTTAGGTGATTATGTATGGGATTGGATAGAATGGGATGAGGGTGAAGATGGTGGCGGAAAAGGTGAAGATTCTGTTTTACAGGCTGCATTTGCCGGTTCATCACATATTAAAACGATTGTTGACGTTGATACAGGTCGCCCGGATTTTGTTGTTATTCCTGCCGGTGCAATTGTTGTTGATCCTAAAGCTAAAAAGAAAAGACATTTAAGATTCTGGATACATCTTGTGCCTACTTCGGTTAAACACATCAAAAGGCAATATGGGGTTGATGTAAGACCACAAGCCGATCTTGAACGTATTTATGAACAAAACAAGGCAGACTTTCACAGACCACAACTTACTGCCCAAATGGATACTACTAACGAAACAATGGACAATACACCGTTTTTAGTTGATCTTCAGACAGGCACTAAAGATTATGGCTCTGACTTTATGGGTAAAGCAGTTGTAATGGAGTGTTGGATTGAAGATCACGAGATAGAGGAAATACCGTATAAAAAAGCAGAGACTGACGCTGAAGCAGACATATTCAGTACGGGAGAAATAGCAAACGTAAGTCCACAGGAAAACCATCCGAATCATATTAAAGCACATGAAAAATTTCTTAATACATTAGACTTAACCATTGAAGCACAAATCATAGAAAATATTCAAAGACACATTGAGTATCACAAAATGTTTCGCCAGGTAACTACAAGGCGAAAATATCCATTTGGACGTGTTCTTACGGTTTGCCAGGGGCATCTTTTATCAGACAGACCTAATCCGTTTGGCGATTTGGGACTTGATTTCAAAGACGTGCTTATTAAATGGGACTATAATAAGAATCCCGAAGGTTATTGGGGGAAACCGCTTACAGTAGATTTGTTCGATCCGCAGGACGATCTTAATCATCGTAAAAATTCGATTACTAAAAATATTAACCTGCTTAACCAGGGCGTTCGTAAAATCAAATGGATGCTTTATGAAAAATTAGGTCTTAAAGATAATCCGTCTAAAATCAATAATATGATTGGCGGTGTTATTCCGTTTATTAACGATCCGAATGAATTTACCACAGATTTTGGGACTCCGTTTCCTAACCAGATATGGACTGATCTGAGTTGGACTGAAAGGCACATGGATTCTCAGGCTATTAATAGTGCGGTTGGTCGTGGTGAACTTCCGGCTCCCGGTACGGCTAATGTATCACTTGAAACTTTATTGGGTGAATTTAAGGTTGTACTCAGGAAGCCTCTCAGGCATTATGCCGGAGCATTGGCAGAAATGGGTAGAAATGCCGTACTTATCATGGCTAAATATATGGATAAAGATGAAATATTTATGATACTCGGTGAAGATCAAAAAACTCAACAGCAGATACGGTGGGGAGACATAAGTGATCGTGCGTCATTAATGAGAAATGTACGAATTGACACGGCTAATATGCTTCCTACGTCGAGAATGGAGTCTTTTAATAAAGTAATCCAGATGATGCAGGCAGGCGTTCCACCGGAAGCAGCAATACAGTTAATAGATGATCCAAAAGCCATACAGGTAATGCAAACCATGTCACAGATAAACCAACTTACGGCAGCCTTAGAACAAATGGGACAGGAAAACCAGCAACTTAAACAACAGGTAAATACAATGGTAAACCGTATGCAGGGCGATGAAGGCATGGGGAATGTAAGTATATTTAATACAGGAGCATAAAATGGAAGATTTTTTCATAGTTAGTGATATAGGTTATTTGGGAGAAGATTCAAAAACATCAAGTGATATATTCAGGATCAGAGTTTCAGATGAAAACAAAAAGATTGTTGATAAAATGAAAATTGGAACTGAAATAGTTAAAGAACTCGTTCCTAAAAAGGGAAAAAATAATAAAAATGAATTTAGTGAAGTAGAAAAAGAAATTGATGTTTTTGCAGAGATTAAGAATGGTTACGGCGTTGACCGTAAAAGTTCTATTGAGGACTTTATCCGGCGAAATAGTTCGGCTGTAATCGAAGGGGTATTTAATGCGTACTAAACATACAAGAAAAACACTTAGAATAAATAACGTCAATTTACTGAAACATTTAAAGGTTATATCTTCTCACGGTATTATTGAACAGGGGAACCAGAAAGCGGTTGAGATAGGACGGGAATTATTTTACTGGCAAAAAGGAAGTGAGAAAATTAATCTTTCAGATCAGGAAATTGGCAAAATGTTAATATAAAATCGGAGACAATTATGTCCGATCCAATTTGGGATAATGAAAAGGGAACAGTAACCCTTGTCAAAGGCGAAGATACAAAAACCTTTGATTTAAATAAAGCGGAAGATCAGGTTTCTTTTATGAAAATGAGTCAGCGGGGATGGTATTATGACGACGAAGCATCAAAGGAACTCGGTACGCTCCGCAGTGTAATAAAAAATTGGGACAATGCCATAGAGGCTGCCAAAAATGACGATGAAGCAATGAAACAATTAGTTGGAAAGATTGAATTAGCCGTTGGTCGTTCATTAACCAAAACAGAGAAAAAAGACCTTAACGAAGGCGAAAAACCAAAAATTCTAATGGACGAAGATGAAAATTCAAACTTACACAAAGTCATTGATTCTCAAAATAAGCGTATTGAGAGTTTGGAAAAACTCTTAAAGGATTTTAAGAAATCTAATGAGGATAAGGAAACACAGGAAGAAGTAAAGCGATTGAATGAGGAAGCCGCCAAACTTGAAAAAACATATTCAGGTGATAATGGCACTCCTAAATTTGAAAAAACCAAAGTATTCGAGTTTGCTGCTCAAAACCAGATTACTGATATTGAACTTGCTTTTAAAATGATGAATTATGATAAGTTGACAGAAGCAGCAAAAAAGAGTGCTATCGAAGAATTTAAAAAACAGTCCGATACACGCAAACAGGTTTTTACTGAAAAAGATGATATACCGGACAATAATTTATCAATATCGCAAAAGACTAAAACCAAATCCTATCATCAGTTAGGTGTAAATGCCTTAAAATCCGCCAAAGAAAAAGGAATGAATTTATTTACTACTGAATAGGAGAATGATTATGGCTCTTAATTATGATTCGATAACAGCCATCGTCAAAGACACATACTTACCGAAACTTGTAGATAATATCTATGAAGCATCGGCTTTATTGAGTATGATGAGGAATGACGGAGTTGTTGTAGAAGGCGGAAATTACATTATACAACCTGTTACCTACGCAAAGAATACTGCCCGTGGCGGTTATGTAGGAATGGAACCACATGATGTTTCCGCACCGGAAACCAGAACGGCTGCACGTTATGAATATGGCGATTACTATGTATCGTTAGTTGTTACAGGTAAGGACGAACGTAAATGTAACGGTGAAAATGCAGTTGTTTCTTTAATTAACACAATCATGGAAGAAGCAGAAATGTCCATGAAAGACCAGGTTGCTACTGATTTGTTTTCAGGAAGCACTTACATTGTCGGGTTGAATACGGCTATCGGAACGGGTACTTATGCCGGTATAGCAGGTGGTACTTATACATGGTGGCAGTCAGGAACAGATGCAACGGCTCATACGGCTGCTAACATGAAAGATTCCACAAACGCTGCTTATATTCACACATTGTTTAGAAAAGCATGGAACTCATGTAAACATCTTGGGAAAAAGACGAATCTTATCGTTACTTCTCAGGAAGTTTATGACATCTACGAACAGACATTACAGTCAAATGCACGTTATCCAATGACTGCCAGGGGCAAGTTCGCTGCTGACGCAGGATTTGATGTAGTTGAATTTCGTGGTATTCCGGTTGTTGTAGATGATTTTTGTGCAGACAGTACAGATTCAGCATGTTATTTCTTAAATACTGAATTTGCACCTTTGTTCTATCATCCTGACAACAATTTCCGTTTGACAGAGTGGAAAATTCCCACAAACGCAGACGGAAGAATAGCGCAACTTTATTTCAGCGCACAATTGGGTCTGACTAACAGACGTATGTTTTACCGCTTTAGCGATTTAGCGAATTAAGAGGAGGTGAGATTATGAGTGGAACAAGAGAACGGGTAACCGGATTTCCTCAGGGATTAGGTCGTGAAGCAGAACTGGGCGTATCAAGTACAACACAACAGTTTCCTTTAGGTGCATTATGTATGGATCAAAAAGGAAATATTTATCGTTATGTACAAAATGTACTTGCTGACAATATCGCAATAGCAGATGGAACCTGTGTTTACGGTACTACCACATGGGGCGTTGTTTCTCCTGATTTTACAGGTGGAAGCGGTATTACAACTCATGTTGTTGGCGTTGGTATTGTGGCGATTGCAGCCGGTTCCTACGGCTGGGTTCAGGTATCAGGTTATCACGATGCAGTTAAAACAGATGCTGGCGTTGCAGCGGCTGATTTTCTGGTCGGTCACTCAGTTGACGGCGAAGCAGATACAATGGCAGATGGTGAAGAAGAGCAGGTATTTGGACAAGCCTTAGCTGCTGATACGACAACAGAACCACATTCATGTGCGGCGATGATTAAATGTCTGTAAGCCTTTGCATGATTGCAAAAAATGAAGGGTTAACCATAAGGCGGGCTTTAGAGTCCGCCAAACCCTTTGTAGATGAATATATTATCGGTATTGATTCTTTGTCGAAAGACAATACTACCGATGAAGTTTGGAATTTTTTATCAGAGAACAATGTAAATGCAAGATTCTATACTTTTAAATGGGAAAATGATTTTTCTAAGGCACGGAATGAATGTATAGAAAGAGCAAACGGAGACTGGATATTTATATTAGACGGGCATGAGACTGTTGTTAATCCTGATAAAATTAAAAAAATTAAAAGCAATGGAATAAGTGATTATGATGTTTATTTACTTAATATTGAGATGAATGAGAATGGTTATCAGTCAATGTTTCAGCAGGAACGTCTTTTCAGAAAAGAATATAAATATCATAATAAGACTCACAATGTACTTATCTATAACACAGAAAAAGTTGCTAAAATTATGGATGTCACTATTAAACATGAAAGAAGTAATGAGTTGATACAGGATAGATTAAATCAACGCAATTTTATTAATTTGTGTGATCTTAATTTGCGTCTTGGACTTGGTGATAATCGTGCAAAATCACAAATTATACAGGAATATATGGCTAATAAAGATTGGAATAATGCAATATTACATATAAAAGAATATCTTCCTGAAGATATAAAAAACGCAGAGAGATACCAGGTTTTAATAAAATTGGCTATGTGTTATTATTATACAAAAGAATATGCTGAATGTGAATATTACTTAGTCGACTCAGCAAGATTTAACGAAGATAAAAGAAATGCGCATTTAGTATTTTTGGGAGAATTGTATAATAAAACAGGATATTATGATAAATCAAAAGAAGTTTTAATAAAGGCACTGGAGATTAAAAAACCTGATTACTTTTGGTATTTGTATCCTAAGTTTTATTATAAAACACCATTAAGTTTATTGAAAACTGTGGAGTCTAAAATTGACAACAACAACTTTACGGGCAACAATTAGGCGGAGAATAAATCAGACAAGTAGTTCTGATACGCAATTTGCTGATACAATGATAGATGAATTAGGTAATCAGGGAAGGCGTATGTTTGCAGCCATCCTTCCCGAAAAGATACTAACTTCTTTAAGAAAAACAACCAATCTATCTCCCTCAAGCGGGCTTGCTTCATACCCTTCTGATTACCTGAGAAGTTTAAGTGATCCCGGACATAAAGTAGACAGCGTACAAGCGGTTATAATTGAACGTGGTGAGAAATGGCGTTTAAAATGGGTTGAGGGTAATGATAATATTAAGTCCGGTTCAACTGAAAAATATATTTGGGAAACAGACGATGGCATTCATTGTTTACCTTCAACTGCTACGGCGATTACTTATAAATATCTAAGAGTACCTGATGATCTGGACACAAGTGCCAATGCAGATATGCCGTTGGATGTTGATGATATGGTTGTTGATTTTGTCTTTGAAAAATTAATGGGGACCAGACGGGGAGATAAGGAACTTGCTGTATTATTAGCACAAAACAGGGGATATTTGACAAAGGCGGTGATGGCATGAGTCTAACCTTCAAAAATTTACAGGACGATCTCAAGGATGAAATACAGGAAATATTAGGTCAAAAAGACATGACTCCAACCCGTATTAAAAGGGTTTTAAACCGTGGTTATAAACAGATAGTACGGGATACTAAATGTTTAAGCCAGGCGCTAAGTTTTACTACGGTCGCTAATCAGCAGTATTATACGTCTGCTGAGAACAGCAACTGGGCGTATGCGTTTCAGATAATAGATGTTAAATATATAACCGAATCAACTGAGTTTGGGAAAGAATTATTTCCTTATCCCGGTGGATATAATAAACTACCGAGAAATATGTCTTACGGAGAACCTGTTTATTATTACACTTACGGACAACAGGGAACGCCATTACAGAAAATAGGGACTTACCCGATTATAGATGTTGCAAGTGAAACCTTATCAGTAAATGTTTACCATGATGTAATCACAGAACTTACAGCAGATAGCGATCCTGCTTTAATTAAAGATGATTTTAGAGACGCTATCACTTTTTATGCAGCATGGAAGTTAATTAAACCTTATGGGCATTTAAATCCTGCATGGAGGCAAAAGGCGAATGACAACAAAGCGTTTTACGATGAATTTGTTAATAGTTATAAGTTTAATCATTTTCAGATAGACCAGATGCAGCAGGTTTGTAATGTTGATATGGAGTCTTAATGTTTGTTACTTTAAAAAATTGGAAAGGACTTAACCAGTCTTTAGACTATCCTGAGTTACCGTTGGATTATTGTCATCGGTTGAAAAATATTGATGTAGATGATCCGGTTGGTAAAATGCGTGTAAGAGACGGATATTCTAAAGTATATGAAACAGGAAGTAACATTCGCAATGCTTATGAGTATTATTTCAAAGAACCGGCAGCTGCAAAGGTATTTATAAACGAATCAGGTTCCATAAAAATAAGCAGTGATAACGGGTTGACATTCGGATCAGCAGAAACCTTACCTACGGGCGCAACAATTGAAACCGGATTCAGATGTAATTTTTTCGGATATAAAAATCATGTATTAATGACAACAGGAAATGGTTCGACAAATTATGTCTTGGGATATTACTATGTGAAACGTGTTAATGCCAGCAATACCGGACTATTTGGCAATCAGGAACAATATACAGGGTATATATGGGATAAGGCTCA